TTGAGCATGTGACCAAAACAGGTGCTCAACGTCGTAGAGAACACAGCCAGCGAGTGGCCCACTAACTCAGCCTTAGGACCGAGTGGGCGGCTTCTGCCTGGACCAATAGATTCGCTACCTGGCGGTCCAAAATGAGCACATACACATTGACATCTCTTAAATATCTGTTATAATAACACTTTAGGAGATTTCTATGACAGCAAAAACATTCAACGGTGATCAGAAAATCAAATTGACAGCTATAGTAAACGAGGGTTGCCAGGTAATGCATGAAATTGATACCCTTCAAGGTGGACTGAACGACACCATCAAAGCCATAGCAGAAGAACTAGAAGTCAAGCCTGCTATCCTGAAAAAGGCCATCAAACTGGCACACAAGGCCACGTTTGGCCAAGAAAAGCAAGATCACGAAACACTTGAAACTATTTTGGAAACTGTAGGCAAAACACTCTAAATGTATTCTGTATTTCAACACTGGGATCCACTCAAGGTCTGTGTAGTAGGTACGAGTTACCCGCCGGAATTCTATTCATGGATTAAGAATTCAAACACACGTCAACGGTTTGAGCAGTTGGCTGAAGAAACCGAACAAGACTATCAGGCCCTTGTTAGTTTATTACAAGGCCGGTTCGGTGTCAAAGTGTTGCGGCCTCAACTACCCAAGGATCTCAGTTTGTTAAAAATACATGAACGTTGGATGCAACCTCCAGTTTGCCCAAGAGATTATTTTATCATGATACAAGATCAACTGTGGGTACCTGCCATACCCAACAAGATTCATGCTGATCGTGCATTTGCAAGACAAAACATATTGAATCGTGAAGAATTTGATCGTATGGACCAAGCACAACTTAATGCCAGGCTAGATTGTTATACTGGCATTTTTCAGCATGTTCGTGATCAAGACAACACAGTACAAGAAACAGATTTGGATTTTGTAAATGGTTGCTTTGTAAGTCGCATTGGTAAAAATTTGTATTTTGCCACGCAAGAATACACGGAAGATCAAAATCGATTGTTGCAAATTGTAAACACACACTTTCCTACCACACATAACAAGATTGTGAATGCAGGAGGGCACGGCGATGCCACATACTGTCCTGTCACTCCGGGGCTAATTATAAGTTTGCGTGACATTCCAACCTACGCAAATACATTTCCTGACTGGGAAGTTGTGTACTTGCCACCTAGCAATTATGAGCACATGCGTGAGTTTCAAGCCAGTATGAGAATCAATCGTGGTCGCTGGCACATTCCAGATTTTGATCAAGACCCTAATCTTATTGCCACAGTAGAATACTACTTTGAAGACTGGGTTGGCCATGTCAGTGAAACTGTGTTTGATGTCAACATCCTTGTGATTGATCACAAGAACATTGTGGTGTCTAGCCACAACGATCAAGTGGAAGAGGCCTGTGCCAGACATGGAATTGAAGTGCATGTTGTACCATTTAGACACAGATACTTTTGGGACGCTGGAATTCACTGTATCACAAACGATTTGGATCGTGAAGGCAAAATTAACGATTACTTTGCTGACACAGATAAGTAACAACGAGTCGCTCACGTTACGAGCATGTATCACGGCTTACCGGCCACAAACGAAGAACAATGAGTTATATTGACGCACTATTTGATCGTGAACACGATCGCATTCACACAGTAGAACGCCGCAATGGCGAGCGGGTCTACAGAGAATATCCTGCAAATTATATTTTTTATTATGATGATGCCCGAGGTAAATTCCAAAGCATATACGGCACACCCGTATCAAGATTTAGTACAAGAAACAACAAAGAGTTCCGCAAGGAAGTCCGCGCTCACAGCCATCGGCCGATTTATGAAAGCGACATCAATCCAATCTTTAGATGCCTTGAAGAAAACTACAAAGACCAAGATGCGCCCGAACTTCACACAGCGTTTTTTGACATTGAGGTGGCGTTTGATAAAGATCGCGGCTTCTCACCTGTATCAGACCCTTTTAATCCCATTACTGCGATTTCAGTCTATCTCGACTGGCTAGATCAATTGGTCACTCTGGCAGTACCGCCCAAGCATTTGAGTTGGGAAACTGCTCACGAACTGGTCCGAGACTTTGAGAACACTGTGTTGTTTGCTGACGAAGCAGACATGATCAAAACATTTCTTGACTTGATTGATGACGCAGATGTGCTGAGTGGCTGGAACTCAGAAGGATATGACATTCCTTATACTGTGAACCGATGTATTCGTGTGCTGAGCAAAGACGACACACGTAAGTTTTGCCTGTGGGGGCAACTGCCCAAGAAGCGCATGTTTGAACGCTTTGGTGCTGAGAACGAAACGTATGACTTGATTGGTCGTGTGCATATGGACTATATGCAACTGTATCGCAAGTACACCTATGAAGAACGTCACTCATATTCATTAGATGCTATTTGCGAATACGAACTAGGCGAGCGCAAGACACAATTTGAAGGCACACTGGATAGCCTGTACAATCAACACTTCAAGACATTTATTGAGTACAACCGCCAAGATACATTGTTGATTGGTAAACTGGACAAAAAACTGCGCTTTTTGGATTTGGCTAATGAACTAGCACATGCCAATACTGTACTATTGCAGACCACCATGGGTGCTGTGGCTGTGACTGAACAGGCCATCATCAACGAAGCACATGAACGTGGCATGGTTGTACCCAATCGCAAGCAACGCCTTACAGATGAAGACACACAGGCAGCTGGCGCCTATGTGGCCTATCCCAAGAAGGGTGTGCATGAATGGATTGGATCAGTTGACATTAACAGTCTATATCCGTCTGCAATTCGTGCCATGAACATGGGTCCAGAGACTGTGGTAGGACAACTGCGTCAGACCATGACTGATCGTCTGATCAAAGCCAACATGGCCAAGGGACAGAGTTTTGCGGCGGCCTGGGAAGGTATCTTTGCCAGTTTAGAATACACAGCCGTGATGAATCAAGAGCGTGGCACTGAGATCACTATTGACTGGGAGTCAGGCGAAGAGTCAGTACACTCGGCCGCCGAGATTTGGAACATTATCTTTGACAGCAACCAACCTTGGATCCTCACTGCCAACGGTACTATACTTACATTTGAGAAGAAAGGCATCATTCCTGGCTTGCTAGAGCGTTGGTATCGTGAACGACAAGAACTACAGGCTCAAAAGAAGGACGCAAAAGATGCCAAAGAAATTGCATTCTGGGACAAGCGACAATTGGTTAAGAAGATTAACCTCAACAGTCTCTACGGGGCTATTCTTAACCCGGGCTGTAGGTTCTTTGACAAACGTATTGGACAGTCAACAACACTTACTGGTCGTTCAATTGCCCGGCACATGGACGCTCATCTTAACGAGCTCATCACAGGCGAATACGACCATGTGGGAAAAGCAGTTATATATGGTGATACAGACTCGTGTTACTTTAGTGCCTGGCCTGTGCTCAAGAAAGAAGTTGAAGAAGGCCGGATGGCATGGTCAAAAGAAACTTGTATTCAATTGTATGACAGTCTTGCTGAACAGGTCAACACAAGTTTCCCTAGCTTCATGGAACAGGCTTTCCATTGTCCCCGGGACATGGGTGAATTGATCAAGTGTGGTCGTGAAACTGTGGCAGATCGTGGCTTGTTTATCACCAAGAAACGTTATGCTGTAAACGCCATCGACATTGAAGGCAAACGACTTGACGTCAACGGTGCAATTGGCAAAACCAAAGCCACAGGACTGGACCTAAAACGATCAGATACCCCCAAAGTAATTCAAGACTTCTTGTTAGAAATTCTAAATAAACTACTTGCCGGTGCAGGTCGAGATGAAATTGTGGAACGTATCCGCGAATTCAAATATGAGTTCAAAGAGCGGTCAGGTTGGGAGAAAGGTTCACCCAAACGTGTGAACAACTTGACCAAGTATGCAGCAGAGGAAACTCGATTGGGCAAAGCAAACATGCCAGGGCATGTGCGGGCCGCAATTAACTGGAACAACATGCGCAAGATGAATGGAGACAACTACTCAATGGCCATTGTTGATGGTATGAAAACTATTGTGTGTAAACTCAAGTCAAATGCTCTGGGCTGGACCAGCATTGGCTATCCCACAGATGAACAACGACTGCCCACATGGTTTACTGCGTTGCCATTTGATGATGGCGAGATGGAAGCCACTGTGGTGGATGGCAAGGTTGATAACTTGTTGGGTGTGTTGGATTGGGACTTGGCCTCAGC